ATTTGATATATCAAACTCTTTTGCTTTCTGTTGTCGTTCTAAATCTCTTTCTTTCTTTGCGGCTTCACGCATATAAGTAGCGTTCTCTAATTGACCACTACCACCAGCGGCACCCGCTTGTATTACGTCAACTAATCCTTTCAGGAAACCACCACCAGTTTTCAAGGCACCTTGTAACCAATCTTCTATTTTAGGTTCTGGTTTAGGGTTAAATGTTGGTTTTTGTGGGCTCATTTCTATTTGAGATTCGACGGCTTTATCTGCTATTGTGTTAATAGGATTACCGTCTATAGCAACAGGGGTATTTTCATTTAATCCTTTATAGTCGTTTTCTTTCATTGGATTAGGATTTGATTTGATATTATCGCGGGGGGTTGCTCCCTCTACTACATCGCCTACAGCCCCGACAGCTTGAGGATTTTTAAAGTTAGATAAATATTTATCTTTTTGCATTTTTGAAACTTCATCGGGCATATAACCAGCGGCTTTAAGAGCTTCATCATTAGCACCTAAACCACCTATTGAGGGAGGAAGGGGAGCTAAGGGGACTCCTAATTGTTTTGCTAATTCAGCGGCAGATGGACCTTTTAAATTTTTATCAATTAAATTGGAAGGTGTTTCTGTTTTTCTTTGCGCGGCATAAGCTAACCTTTTTGCTTCTGGTGTTTCAAGTTGTGCCTTTAAATCAGCTTGTTTCATTGCCTCGATTCTTGCGGCTTCTATTGCTTTTTCGGTGGGGGATAAATCGGCCATTATTGTTTCTCTCTTAATTGGTTTTGTAGTTCTTTTATTTGTGAAGCAAGTTCTATAATCAACGCTGTATTGTTTGCAGTAAGTTGGTTAGTATCTAATTGCTTTCCTTTTGGAGTATCGACCACACTATCTTTTAAAGGTGTTTTTTCTAAATCTTGTGCAATGATTCCTACTCTGTTAGTGCCTTCTGGTTTAGCAGTTTCTATTCCCTCTTTATATTTGTAGGAAACAGGTTTTACATTAGATAACAAACTATCTAATACAGAACGCATATCTTGAGGGGCAACATCATCTTTAGCGTTTTCGTCGCTCATAGCTGTTGCGGCTACTTGTGCAAGTCCAGCGGCTTCACCAGTCCCACCACTACCAGAACCAAGTAAGGAAGTAATAGCGGAAGTAATATCCTTACTTGTTCCACCACTCGACCCACTTGGTTTATAGCTAATTGAATAGCCATCGTTCCCTAAATTGCCCGATAAGTCTTTAATGTTAGATTTAACGTTTTCGTCGCTCATTGCACCTAATACACCAGTAGCAACACCTAAAGCGTTTTGACCCTGTTGGTTAGCTGTCTGTTGCTGTTGGTTGGCTAATCCAGTGTTGCCCGTTGCTATACTTGCTTGATTGCCAGCTTGTGCAAGTTTTTGATTAGTTTGATTCTGTTGTGCGCCTACGTTCTGTTGTCTCTGTCCTACGTTCTGATTAGCTAACCCTGCAAAACCCTGTTGACTACTCGCCTGTTGTGCCTGTTGTCCTGCTAATCCACTTGCTTGATTACTTAGTCCACTTGCTTGATTAGAAAGATTTTGACCTTGATTTTGAAACTGTGATACATTTTGACCATAGTTGTTTATGCCTTGCTGTAATGCTTGATTGTAGTTACCGAAAGTATTTTGTGAAGCCATCATAGCGGCTTGACCCGCATTCAAACCAGCGGCACGGGCACCAGCGGCGGCAGAACCACCAGCGGCATTAGCTTGATTCAAAGCATTTTTACTTGAACTTTCATTAGCAAGGCGCGCCATATCAGCGGCATTAGCACCCATACTTGAATTAGTTCTTTTGTTAGCGGCTAATACATCTTTGTTAGCGGCTAATACATCTTTGTTTGCACTTTGTTGTTGTCCATATAGTTGTGTTGCTCTTTGTCCAGAAGTTGCGGCACTTGCATTATTCATACCTAATTGTTTATTTATTTGTTCGTTTGATTGGTCAATTGCTTGCTGGCCTTGCTGTAGATATCCACCTACATCGGCGTTCATATCACTTGCTTGATCTAATCTTTTATCAGCGGCTTTTACTTGTTTCTTGCTTTCCTGTTGAGAATTATATCCTGTTACGTCGCCTATAAAGTTGCCGACTCCGCTTACTACATCACCCATTAAATTTTCCTTTTATACCGTTGCCATATCTGAATAAGTTTGGTTGGTATCGTCCACAAACTCGGCTATTAATTCTTGTATTAAGATTTTTGAATTACAGCTAACTTGAATACTACTTGCAAGAGCTTTCATATTTTTTGAACTAATTCTAAATCTTACATAGTTCGCAGTATTGAACTGTTTAGGTGCAATGTTTATCACTTTATTTTCTACTGTGAAATTGCTACCATCAAACCCTCTTAATGTAATGTTAATAGGGATTATAGAAGTTGGAATACTTGCTACATATATAGTCATAATCCAATTGGGGAGAATACTTTTTTCATTGTTGTCTTGACCGAAGTATGCACTTTGGAAAGTAAGCGGTACAACTGTAGAAGTTGAGGTAGAATTATAGGTGTATTGCCAGTTATTAGAGTTGTTTCCTATGACTATTCCGTTAGTTGTATTGTACAGTTTTAGTGTAGTTAACTGGTTTGCTTTCTTGGGCGTCATACTCCATATGCCATCCCTCAAGAAAATAAAGTTATTGGTTGCATCGAGTAGCAAAGAATTGTCTTTTGTGTTGAATACACCTTGAGAAATAGTAGGAAGTCCAACTAATCTATTTGCTTTATCAACTGACCTACCACCCATGAATGTAAATAATCCATTATCGAATGAAGATAAGAAATAGGCAGTAGTGGGAGATATGGTAAGTAATTGCAATCCAGTAGCAAAACACACAAACACAAGAGCATTTAAAACGTTAGTAGTAGGGTTTAAATCTGCAAGATAAATTGCGTTTCCGTCAAACAAATAAGTTTGCGCATTAATAGTAAAACCTTGGTAATTTCCTGTGGTTTGATTGCCGAACAAATACCCTTCAAATCCAGGAAATAAGAAATAGGTATAACTACCGCTTGTGATAACATTGTTAGATGGATAAGTCTGCGCAATTGCAACAGGATTAGGTGTGGTAGAAGGGGAACCTGTATAGAGAGGAGAGTTAACCAACAATCCGCCACCGTTATAGATTAATGGTTGTATTAATTCAGATGGACCGCTTATTGTTGTAAATGAATATGCGTTATTGATGTATGTATCGACACCATAATTCTGTAAGTTGTAAGCATAAGCTAAATTAATTCCTGGTATTTGTATTGTGTTTGAACCTAACAAAGTAGAGGTAGGAAGTTTATTCCCGACATCAATACCATTACTAAATTTTTGATACATTACAGAAGCAACCGGAGTTGCTAGGGAAGAAATAGCACCACCATTAAATAACATTCTTCCATTGTAATCAGAACTACCAATATTTAAACTATTGAAATAGCTATCAATAATATTTTGAGGAGAAATTGTATTTATTTTATACAGTCTTGAGTTTATTTTTTGTATTGGATTAGTTGGATTAAGAGATATTCTATGAAAAATAAAATTGCCGTTGTATCTATAAACCATATTTGAAGAAGTTGTATTGTAAATTATAGAAGGAATATAACCGGCGTCAAACTCACCTGTATTAGTAAGTAATGAACCAAGGTTATCAAAACCAAGTCCGTCAATTGGAGCGGCAGAAAGAAATGATTGAATACCAGCAATTGCACCCACTCTTATTTCATAAGGAAGTGTAAGAGCTTCTCCATAATTGTTAGTTAATTTTCCATATCCATTAATTAATGTGTTTGTATTAGGTGTAAGTTTATTTACAAATGTTGTATTAGGTGTGATTACCATGTTAGGATAATATGAACTTTGAATAGCTGTAGGGGCGGCAGTATCATTATATGTAACATCTATACCGCCCATTAAAGCATTTTGGGAAAGAACACCAGCGGCGTTTACTGTATCTGCAAGCGGAGTATAAAGGGGAGTTGTAGAAAACGTTGAAAAATCTCTATAGCCTACAACAGATATTGCATTACCATTTCCGTTAACTACCCCGTTAGGTCCAGTAGTTCCCGGCACTGTAAAATTACCTGTAAGTATATGTCTCGACAATCCGTTAGACACTTGAGGAATAGCATATTTAGCATTTAATTGATAAATAAATAGCGTTCCTGAATTGTCTAAAATATACGCAAGAGATAAAGAATTACCTACTAATAAAATCAAATAGTAATTTTGATTTGGGCTTTCATATCTATAAGTATAGACTTGATTACCTTCATTTTGTCCTGCAAGAATGTCTGTTATTTGTGTTGTAGTTCCATTTAAATAATATCCATTGTAACCAATTGATGAGTTGTTAGGTAAAATTAAGTTTGTATTTCCGTTTGAATTAGCGCAAAAATAGTTGCCGTTGTAAATAGTTGCGGCTGTTAAATTATATGATACTCCTAATAAAGTACCGTCGTTAAATATTCCTGTTCCTGTTCCTGTACCATCACTATTTTTAAAGTTAGCTCCATCATAAGAACCTATTTTATCAGAACCTCCGCCGAACACTACAGTTGAACCAAAAGTATTTACTTCATTTATTGTCCCACTTCCTACTACTGTTCCGTTACTTACAACATTATAAGAACTGAAATCATTAAATTTTTGGATAACTCCGGTAGTAGTAACATCGTTTGAAATTGCAACAAATAACCCGTTACCATAAGCAATCCCATACCATCCTTGACCAGTTGCAGAAGCGGCGGTAGAAGTTCTTAGTGTCCATGTAATACCATCGGGAGAAGTTTGAATAGCGTTTGTAGTTCCGGTATTTCCTCCCACCATAGCAAAAAAACCATTACCATAAGTTGCATATCTCCATCCATTTCCTGCACCAGCTTGTGAGGTTCTAGCAGTCCATGTAACACCATCGGGAGAAGTTTGAATAACGCCAGTTGTAGAGGTTCCGTTATTACAAGAAGCAACAAATAAACCATTACCAAATGTAACATTGTTCCAACCATTAGCAGACGAAGCGGCGGTAGAAGTTTGATTAGTCCATGTAATACCATCGGTAGAAGTCATAACTACACCAGTTGTAGAAGTTCCTCTACCAGTAGCAACAAACACGCCATTACCATAAATAACAGATTGCCAACCGTTCGCGGCGGAAGCGGCTATACCTGTTCTAGAAGTCCATGTAATACCATCGTAAGAAGTCATAACACAACCAGCGGCAGTATTATTTCCGGCAACAGCAACGAAAATACCATTACCATAGGTAACAGAAGTCCATTGATTTATTGCGGCTATACCTGTTCTAGCAGTCCATGTATTAGCATCGATAGAAGTTTGAATAGCGGTAGTAGTATTTCCAGGAACACAAACAAATAACCCATTACCATAACAAATGTCTGCCCATCCATTAACGCCGGAAGCTGTACAAGTTCTAGGAACCCATGTAACACCATCGCCTGATACTTGTATTGCCCCTGATATTCCTGTTCCTAATCCTAATCCAACAAAAACCCCTTTACCAAATGTCATTCTTATAGCGCCTGTAGTGAAAGCGTTACAGGTTTGGGCTAAGGCACCCGTACCGTTATAGGCATAGAATCTTGAACCATCATATGAACCAACTTGACCACTAACACCACCAAAAAAATATGTTGAACCTAATTTAGTAGTGCTTTCAATTTGAGCTGTGTTAGTTCTACCAGCGGAAAAAATCACTGTTACATTAGGAGTTAATGAGTCATCACCATAACCAGAACTAATTAAGTTTGATTTATAGCTTGCCCATATTGCACCTGTAGTTAATTGTGTGGCGCAAATAGAAACGAATGCACCAGCGCCAAACGCTTGACCCCAACAAATATCAGTCCATGCACCAGCGCCAGGAGAAGCGGCACCGGGCCTTAATAACCAGTTAATACCATCTGTTGAAACCATTACACAATTTGCGGGGGATTGAGGATGAGCCGCAATAGCGACAAACATACCATCAGCATATATTATGCTTTTTGGTCCTGTTCCAGCAATGTTAATAGAAGTAATTGCAGATGTTCTAGAAGTCCATGTAATACCATCGGGGGAAGTCATTACTAAACCAGACCGTTGCCCTTGTGTGTTAGTTACTCCTACAGCAACATATAAACCAGCACCATAGGCCATTCTCTTCCATCCTGAAGCGGGAGCAGAAACAACCGTTCTAGCAGTCCATGTAATACCATCGGGAGAAGTTTGACAAATGCCTGTTGTTCCTGTAGTAGCAGAAAACGCAATGAATTGATTATTACCAAAATCGACAGAAGTCCAACCTACAGCACTACCGGCGGCGGTACAAGTTTGAAGACTCCAGTTAATACCATCTGTAGAAGTCATAACAGAAGTAGTTGTAGAAGTAGAACCACCAGCAACAGCGACGAACTTACCATTACCAAAAGTAACGCCTGTTAATCCTGTATTAGGAGTGGTGGCCGGAGTTGTTCTAGAAGTCCATGTAATACCATCGGGAGAAGTCATAACTACATTTGTTGCCGGACCACTGCCCCCATTAATAGCAACAAATAAACCGTTACCATATGTTAATCCTACCCATCCTGTACCACCAGCTACAACACCTGTTGTAGCTGTCCAGTTAGCCGCATCGGTTGAATATTGAACTACTTGTGCAGTTCCTGTAGCGTTAGCAACAGAAACAAACTTACCGTTACCATAAGCAATAGCGGACCATCCAGGTAAAGCGATAGCGGCTGTAGAAGATATAGTATTATTGGGAGCTGGGTAATAATTTCTTGAACTGTTAAATGATGCTACACCACCACCAGAATTACTACTAATAAAAGGAGTAACTGCTGTACCGGAAATAATTAAATTTCCTGAATTGTCAACATATAAATTTTTTATTGCGCCGCCTATTGCTGTAGTTCCATTAGGACCATAATTTGAATAATTAGTAGAAGCATTATAGTTTACCCAAAGTGCTGTTGTAGTGTTGTAATATGCCATTACACCATTAGAGCCAACTACTAAATTACCAGCATAGACAGCCATTGAAAATATATCGTTAGACGCTGTTGCCGTTCCCGAGTTAGATATAGAAGTTGTACCAGAACCGGGAGAGTTATAGTTAATCCACTGACTGCTACCATCGTAATAACAAACTCTTCCGCCTACACCACCTAACACAAGAAATGAACCTAATACAGCACTTGCGTTTATAGCATTGTTTCCCATAATAGCAGTTCCGTTATTAAAAGGCCCTGTTCCTGTTCCTGTTCCGTCGTAATTTTTCCATGCTGTTCCATCAAAACTTGCTACCCTTCCGTTAGCACCAGCAATGATTAAAAATTGTCCATAAACTATTGTTGTATTAATTGCATTACCGGCACCTAAACCAGCGGAAGTAACAAAGTTACCAATGGTTACAACTTGGCCCGGATTGCTTTCTTTTAGTATTACTACCTTTGGCCCTATTCTTAATGCAAACTCAAAACTATCTGAATATTGTTGGTTGTTATATCTAACAAAATTTATTGTTATGAATGAAGAAACATAAGTTCCTAATCCGGTAAATGTTACTGAACGTTGCGCCTGTTGAACTCCATTAACATTAAACAAAGTAACGGTAGCAACACCATTAACAAATGTTAATGTCATGTATCCACCGTTAGCTAAAGCGGGTGTAATTTGTGGGCCTAATGAAACAACATCTGTATAACCCGTTAAAGTTATATTGCTTTCAACGCCATAACTTGAAATTGTTCCTACTGATTTATTATCTATCAATATGTTAGATGTATTGCCATTAGGTGAAATAGTTATTACTTTATTGTTTTCTGTAAGATAGTTGTTACCAGTAGGAAGAATAGTTTCTGTTTCGTTTAGATTAGTTATCCCGCCATTTCTTTCAATGCCAGTATTTTTTACGTGTGGTGTTTGGTCTGGTGGATTACCAAAAACTTTTATATCTTCATTAACGCTATTGGTATTTATTGAATTTATTACCGGTATGATTATTTTATTCTTGATTTCTGTTTTCATTTATTTACCTAAAATAGTTGTAATTGCTTGTGGGGTAGTCGTTCTTAATTCTTTCGACTTGGTAATCGTCTCTTCTTAAACTGTCTTTGTATCTCTGAAATAAGCTACTAAATCTTGTACTAACTTGGGAGCTGTCGCCATGTTGTTTAGCAATGAAATCTAAAGCGCATTGGTAAGAAAGTAATTCGGGAACTATGTTGTTAGGGTAAGTAATTGTTGTATCTTGAGCTAAACTAATTATCATACTTGTTCCATCTAATTCCTGATAAGCGGCTCTGTTGTTTGAAACTACCCAAGATACTAACGGGTTAATATTGTTTGCTATTGTGTAGTCAGAAGCTATTGCAGTTTGGGCAGTATTCAATAATAGTTTATGTATTTGAGTTGTGTTAGCTACACTGCAATAAATTGCAACACCGTCTGTATAGGCAGAAAGAATTAATCCTAATGAATAAGGAATTACTGTACCTGTTGTAAAAGTTGTACCTGTAAACTTGAGTAATTGACCAGCGGCATTAGTAGCTAATGCAATACCATCTATAATAAAAAATGAACGATATGCAACACCAGTTGTAGTAGAAACTACTCCGCCGTTAATGTCATAAATATTTGAATTGGTTGTTCCATCACTCGCCCAAATAAGGAAAGGAGGATTAAAGAATCCAGGTAAGTTAGCCGCATTAGGTATAATTACATTGATTAGTGTTGGCGTGAAGGCAGGTGTTACAACTAAGGTAGGAATACTGACAGAGTTTAAATCTGTTCTTAGTTTAAAAATACTTCCGGCTTGAACGTAGAAAATCCAACCTTGATAATACTTAACTTGAGTAATGCCAACACCTGTATAAAGAACTGTAGTAGTTCCTAAATCCTCGTCCTCGGAAACAATCGAGGTACTATTGTAATAAACTACTTTACCTAAACTTCCATTAGCTTGATTAATGTTGCCACCTGAATAAACGTTAGTGAAAACAGGGTAAGAAACCGCTAATTGTTGGGCAGAAGTAAGGTTTTGAGCTACCATTATGCCCGAATCAGGGACAGAAATTACTTGTGGTTCAGGGTAATATCCAACACGAATTGAACCTAATTGTTGTGTAGAACCGCCTATAATGTTCAAATTACCGTTGCGCCAGCGATACATAGGCACCGATGGATTATAATCTTTCATTGATAATGGATATTTATCCATTGGTTCCCAATTTCCCATGCCAGTGTAATCAACATATCTTAATCTCATTACGTCGGAAGGCATAGGAACATTGTATTCATAGTATTGACCAATCGAATTAGGATTTAAATAAGCTGGAATTATTGGTATTACCACTTCGGTTACATAGTAATCATCATCACTGTCTAAGATTAAATTGTATAAATCTTTATAGCTTTCATTTATTGAATTTACTTTATCATTATAGCTAATGTTAGTTGCATTAACTAAATCTGCTATTCCTAAAGCTCTTGTAATTCTTTCGCTTGCTGTTGTAGTCATTAATTTTTATTCCTATCCTTATATAGTCATTTGTAAATACGAGGGAATACTAATAAAAAAACCCTACCGATTAAGATAGGGTTTGATTTTAGATTTAACTAATTAGAATAACTGTACGACTGCACAATTAGCAGGGTTACGGATGACGAAATTACCATACATAGCAAGGGTTACTTGCATAGAAGGTCCATCACTTGCACCAGCGCCTTGCTGTACATTAAGCCAGTCATCAATGACTAACTTGAAAGTCGTATCAGGGGCGGGAACGCTGGTAGCGTCTGGGCGTCCAGGTTCGTTAGCAGGGACTCCATCGTCCTGAATAAGGTCAGTCTTTGAAAGTCCAGCGAACTCGACAACAGAACTATCAAGAATATAAACCAAGTTGGTAGGGCAATAGGGGTCATCTACAACGGTTTTAAGCCAAGTAGTAGAGAATTGGAAATCAACTTCCTGAAGTCCCTTAGTAACCTGATTACCTGATTTCTTATCGGCAGAATTGTTAATGCTCTGGAAATAAGTTGTCTGGGCGTTGGCTTCTGAAAGGATTTGTTTGTAGCTAACATCGTTAACAACAATCATGTCAGGAACACCACCAGCGCGTCTAACAAGTCTTACACCTTCCATAATAGCATCAATATATTTTTCACTTCCGGCAACGTTGCGTAGGTAATAATTACCAGCAAGTCTGTCAGTAGCTACAGAACGATTAACACCATAGAAAGAAGTTCCGATATAAGTGGTCCAGCTTGCACCAGTTCTGTTAAAGTAGCTGGGCAACCATCCGCCTAAACCAGTTGGTAGGTTAGGGTTATTGCTTCCGTCTCTTGAACCAGCAAGTTCAATCCAGTCCGTAGCGGTCCAGGTTTCGATTGCTGTAGCGGTGAAAGTAACAGGGTAAGTAGTAGTTCCTGCAATAGCAGAACCAATAGCGGTAACTGTATTAACAGAAGTTCTCAAGGTAGCCGAAGGCAAGAGAGAAACACCAGAGTTAGTAACAGAAAACACCGTACCAATGTCGAGTTTAATAACTACGTCGGAAGTAAGGTTAGTTGTGTTTGAACCTACAACAGTGGTAAGAATACCAGAGGTTCCTACAACTCCTAATTCACCGTAACCACTACCGAAAACGGCGGCGGCGGCTGTTTTGCGTAATCCTTCTGTAGCGGCAAACATTAAGTTTACCAAAGGCGCAATGTAATTTGCTTTAGTGCCATTACCAGCTTGACCAGCGAGCATAGCCAATTGTGTAAGGTTGAATACTGAGAAGATTTTCCCAGGTTGGATTTTCATTTCAGCGTTCTGGGCAGTAGAAGCGGAGTTAGCAACGGCGACTGTATAATCACCAGAGGTAGCACCACCACGCCCGTAAAGCATTGAAATCCCGTATTCTTTACCACCGATTCTGTTCTTAGCGAACTTTGAAATAGTGGGTGAGTTTCTAAATAAAAGGGATTCAAACTTAGCGTCTGTATACCATGTTTTTAGAATATTTGTAATCGACGTTAAAGTCGAAACTGCTTGTGCCATATAATTAATACTCCTTTATTTTTTTGTATTATTAGTAATTCATTTTAGGGTTTTTTTGACCCTTCATTTTTCTGACCGCTTCAATTAATTCATCTTGGCCGTCATCTTCTTTTGGTTCCTCTTCAATCATTTCTTCTTCTGGTTTTTCAAGTGTTACCGAAGCGGCAACAGGTTTAGCACCAGTAGCAGAAGCAATTTTAGAAACTTTTTCTTGGATTTTGTTGAGCAATTGCTCAACGGTAGCGCCCTCGTCCTCGTCTGAGAAATCAGGGTTATCCTTTCTCATTTTGTCTAAATGGTCGTATAGTTCGTTTGACCAATCCTTAATACCGAACTCTGGTAATACACCTTCAAAGGGGGATATTTTTTCGGAATACTTTCCTTTAATTGCATTAACTCCATCTGTTCTAACCGAAGTATCATAGAGATTTTTAATACCTCCAATTACTTGGTTGCAAAGCAAATCTTCAAGATTATCAACTCTGTCTTTTAACCCTTCAATTTTTTCAGAAAGAAATAAAATTGCTTCTTTGTATTTTTCAAGAATGGGCTGTAATTCATTTTCCATATTTGTTTCCTTTATATAGTCTAAATTCTTTTTTATTGATTAACTAAACCTTCGGCCAACGGCTGAGGATTAATTTCATTTTGTGGTGCAGGGGGAATAATTGGGGCAGTTGGTAAATCTTGTGGTAGTGTCGTCATTTGCATAATCAAGTCTGGTGAAGTGTTAGGGAATGCGGCAGTAATCAAAGCTCTTGCGCTATCTGGACTGATTCTCTTTGCTTGAACCATTTCAACAATTTCTGCAATTGCTGTTACTTGCGCACCATTCATAGATAAGTCCTGCACTGGGGCTTGATCTTTTGGATTAGGTGGGGGCGGTCCCTGTGGTGGATTTGAAATCTGGTTTAATGTATCTATTTTTTTCTTGGTAACGTTGAGTAATTTAGTTAATCTCCCCATTACTTTTTCGCCTTCATTGTTGCTATCTAATCGAAGAATCATAGTAACGATTTCACCATACAATTCTTGAACATTAACAACTTCATAGTAATCATATTCATCATTTTCTATGGCTCTTTGGATGATTGCTTGACAGTCGTCATAAGAAGAATTGACCACATTAAAAGCGCCGTTAGTATCGGGAAACTCAAGTAATTTACTTGCTTGTGGCCCATTGATTACTTTCATCTGAATTAGTTTTTCAACCTCTTCCATTTTGGTAGAAGGGTCATTAGACAATACAGACGAGGGTGAGAACTGCAATGAAAACTCTTTACGGGCTTTCTTGACATCCTTCCATTTAATAGCCTTAACTCCTCTTCTTGGGGGAATAACTAAAGCGTCCTCGGGAAAAATTTCAATCATGTCAATAGCGATACCCATAAGGAATCTGATATAGTTTTGTAGAATAACGTTGTGTCTTTCTGACTCGACATCTTGGTAAGTATCCAAAGCAACACCAGAGTTTAAACCGGAAGGTTTTTTACTCATTGCAGACAATTGGGATATACCTTCCATTTCATATGCTTTCAATATAAAATTATCTAACATTTGCATATATTGAGGGTCGATAAAACGAGGGGTAGAAACTACTGGACTACCATTACCGGGAACGCTTGCGTCATATTCATAGATGTTTCCTATTTTGTTACTAATCATTGATTTCTTAATTGTGCCTGCCTGTCCTAAAGCGCCAGAAGGAATGAAGATAGAATTAGCTGGATTAAGTTCGGATGCTTGATGAATGCGATGGGCTAATGTATCTATTTGTGTTTGAATTGTGTATAGGTTATCCACTAACGAGGTAGAGAAACCACCTTTAACGGGGTCTGAATACCATATCTGTTTAAAGGGATTTGTCTTTGATTGTAGTGGAATACGCTTAACGATTTGGTCGTTAATGATTTCAATTCTTTCTTTGTTAGCTAAATCATAATACACATTATATTTTACTTTTAAGTCGGGGAAGTTTTCCCACTGGTCAAGTAATGTTTGTGGAATAGAAGGCCCTGTTTTACTTTCTTTAAGAATTGAAAGTGGATAATCTCTAAACTCAACAAATATTCTTGTTAATTGTTTTCCGTAATTGTATTCAGCGGGGTCATAGAAATATTGCCACGGGGAAACTTTCTTAATCTTAACATCTTGTTCATCTATCCATAGAACACCGTATTCAAATATTTCGGCGTCTCTTAGTGCCTCTGTTGCTTTCTTGTAAATATTCTCCTCTTGAAAATATTCATCAAAAAATACTTGCGCATTCTCTGTTACTTTGAATGTCTCATAGCTACCATTAATAGGGTTAAGAAATGGTCTTACTTTTGTTTGGGAAATCTTTGATACGTGTGTTTCGATACAAGAGCGTATGACATTGATAATAGGTAATACGCCGGTATCTTCATCGCTTGTGCTGTAATTGTATGCTAATGGATTTCCGTATAGTTCCCAAACCGTTGAGCGTCTAGCACCATTGTTGACATATCTATTCCAGTTTCTATTATACTTGCTATCTCTTGCAGATAAATAAGTGCGATAGGAATAGATGTCTTTCATTACGTTTGTGTCACTTCTCATTTAAAAATATTCCTTTTGTTTGCGCATTTTTTCTTGTTCTAACAAATCAGAGTTTATTAAGTTTGGGTCTGTTTTAATTGTGAATGAACCACCATCGGCCATCCTTACATCAATAACAATTCCAACACTTGCAGTATTAACTAAGTCCTGAATTACAGGGTAACTTAATTTTTGTGCTCTTAGTTCGTCAAACTCCCATTGCTTTTTTGCATTGGTTATTAGAGCTAATAACTGTTCTGATTTGAGAATTGTTTTAACTAATTTAGTGGTTAGCATTTCCAATTCTTTTTGTTCTTTACTTTTAAAAATGTTCATATATATAGTCCTTATTTATTGACAACTTTCACAGGTTTCAAGTGAATTAGGGTCACAAGCTAGGACTTTATTACCGTCCTCATCCTCGTCTAATTTCCAATCATCAAATGTTAGTTGTATTGTTTTCTTTGGTTCTTTTTCGTCGTTCATTTATTCCTCTTCTTTTTCGTCGAACATTTTGTCTAAGAAATCTCTTTCTTTCTTAGGTTGGTTGAGTGCCTTAATTACAGCCTGTTGTGTCGCTTGCTGTTGCTGTAATGCTCCCCATTGCGCTATTGCTTCTTTTGGCGTCTCTGTAAGGGGTTTGTTTTCATCTCCTATCTTTGTTTGGGTTATTCTCCATATTGGGCGAAGGGCATATAGAATGGCGTCTAATAAGTCAGGGTGGAAACTGTCGTCGATATCTCTTAACAGGTTATCATTATCATCCCTTTCATAAATAATCTTTTGGCATTCATCGGCCCATTGTCCTTCAAGGGAAAACATTAATCTTCCTGTTTTAATTTCTTCTGCAAGCAATTGTATTGCTAATGGTTTATCTGTTTTTATTGCATCTATGCAAGGCAACTTGTATTGCTGTCTTAATTCCACTGCTATTTTCTTTCCACCACCTCCGGCGTCTGTCCATATTTTCATATGCTCTAATCCAGGAATTAGTTTAAGAAAAGCATGGGTTTTTATATGATGATAACCAGCGTGAATAGCTTCTACTAATTGGGAAATATCTTGCTTATTTTTCTTGTGTTCAAAAACTATAAATTTTTCTGGGCGTTTGTATGAACCAAGTAAAATAACAAAAGCGTCTGAATCAGAATAACCAAGGTCAAGGCCAGCAGAAAAATATAAGTCAGAAGGATTTTGTTTTTCTACCCATTTTTTTAGATTAATTTCATCAAGAGCATTTTTGATAGTTGGTTGAAAAACTAAAGCATCTGTATCATAAACACCCATTAACCCTAACCATTCTCTTTGAAATATGGGACTTTCTTTTGTATAGTTATTCTCTTCCATTACTCGCTGTAATACTTTTTCGTTATCAGGAATAAATAAGTTAGAAGTTAAATCCCAATGGTATTTAGCAATATGCTTATTTTCTTTTTGCCATATTTCTTCCATATAACTTCCCTTAATTCTTGGGGGAGTTCCCGAAAGGAATAACTGACTGCCTGTATAGTCGGCCATTGCAGGAAGTAATATTTCGTTAATGAGTATTCTTAAATGTCTAATGGATTGTATTTCATCAATGACACAAAGACGATAGGAATGTCCTCTTAATTTATCTATATCAGGTATTGTATGGGCACCTCTTACATAGATATTAACACCGCTTGCTAATGTAATTGTTTGTTCTGATAAAATGGCTGTAAAAGGCATATTGATTTCTTTAAGTAAGTCAGTAATTCTTGTCCAGATAATTTCATATGCACTTGTGTATGTTTTACCAATGTAAATTATATCGCCCTTATCGTGAGAGATAGCGGTCTGTACTATCTTTGTTGCCAGAGTCTCGGTTTTTCCTGACCTTCTGCCGCAAACCATTATTGCTGTGGGTTTCTTTGTAAATAATACCTCTTGCTGTTGGTCGAAAGAACGGGAATGTAATTGATAATTTAAGAATTTAATATCATTCTTTTTCTGATTAGTTAAAGTTCCATCTAATCCATTTATTTTATTTTCGTTAAGTAATACGGCATTAACGAAAGCATTCATAGCGGCTCTTTCTTTACCTATGACCATTTCTTTCCATTTATCTGTTGCTACTTGAACAAAGGGACGAGGGTCTGTATCTGATACAGGACCATCTAACAATGATGCTGTTAGCGTAGCTAAAAAATGAGAATAACCAGCGGTACGACCTGGGCCAGGAATAGTTCTATTTATTCTTGGGTCGCCCTTGACAAATGCCCCTTTTTTCTTTGGTTTTGTTACTGGTTTTTTAAGAGTATCACTTTCGATAGGTTTCTGGTTTTGACTGCTAATATCTTCCATAGTGTTCTTTATATAGTCGCTTTTTTGATTGCTTTTATTATTGGACTGTTTCTAATTAGTATGGATGAATTTGTATTTACATACCATAATTTGAATATATCTGTTATTTTATCCATACTAATATCTTGAATTGGATAATAGGGAATACTTTTTTCTAAATCATCCATACTAAATTATATTTTATCCATACTAATTTCTTGGTCGGGAATACTTTTTTCTAAATCATCCATACCTTTTTGGGCGTCTTGGTATTCTTGCTCTAAAAAAGTATTCCCGACTTCAAGTTCATACGCGTTAACTTCTGCTTCGATTCTAACAAAGTCAATAGAATACCATGTCTCTTTCTTGTGTTCTATTTTAGAAAGTATTCCAGCTTCGATAGCTCTATTAACGGCATACCAGTATAGGCTTTCTTTAGCTCCCGTGAGTTTGATTATCTTTTTGTGATTTGGTTTGAAGTATGCTTTATTCTCTTCCTCTGATACATAGTTAGGGGAATCGGGCATAGTGTGAATAAATAGGGTTACTATTTGAGCCACAATAAATCCATAGTTTTGTATTAGGTATTTAGTAATAATAAATGCTTTTGTTGGTTTGTTTTCATCTTCCATTTTGTTTTCCTTTTAACATAAAATGCTTGTCTATTTCTGATAAATTAGGTGGACTAACGTTTAGTGGATTCCATAACTTTGCCCACTTTTGGTAGGAATAAATCAGGAAATTTTCCGTTAGTATTTTGCTGGACATTATTTCAGGTAGCATATATTGCACTTGGTCCCATTCATATTTTTCCTGTCTATTCATTTGTTGTTTCCTCTCTTTTTATCCAATCAATTTGGGGGTCAAGAAAAAGAAGCAATAGGTTATTAGTTAATAGGGATAAGTTTAATCCTCTTCTCTTAATTTCCTTTAGGACGTTTTCGTCCAGAGTCATTGATACTTTTTTCTTGGTTTGTTTTTCTGTCATAATAAATATGTTTTTCTTGTTTTTAGATATACTGTTCTTATTTCTACAGCGTGCTTATATATAGTATCTTTTGATATTAATTTATTTAGTTTTAATATGGCGGATTTGTATGACCTTGCGGCAGTGATTACAGTAATAAGCAAATTACCTTTTGGTAGGGATTGAATTGTATTAAATACATCTTGGTAGTTTAGTTGTGGTGTTGGATTCGATGGCGTGTAATGCAAGTTTTCCTGTTGGTATCCATTAGCATCAAAGTACTCAAGGTTTTTTGAATGGTCGTAATCCTGATACTCTGGACCATAGAGGACTTTAATAACATCACAATGAAGACGGGTACGGAACTTCTTAACAAAGTAATTTGTGTGTCTTTTTCTTATGATGATATCTATTAATCTGGTAGCCGCTTCATGTGATTTTGTTTTTATTGTATCTCTGTCATAGAATAAATTTTTCTTGTTAAGAATTGACTTAATGATAATGGTTGCCATTATGTTTAGTGTTTCATAAAGGTGTGATAGGTGAATAGAATCAAGTGTATTGATGTAATTTTCTTGATGTATTTGTGCTTTGATTTCGTATTCATCTATTGGTTTAGTCATCTTCAAGCAATTCCAATTTTTTAGTTATTTCTTCTTTCTTTATTTCTTGAGGATGTTTAGAGGTATAAAAATAAGTTAGTTCTTTCAACAATATTTTACTTTCTTTTATTAATTTTATTGCTTTTTCTGGTATAAAAAAATCGTTACTCATTTAATATAGCGTCCAATTTCTTTACAAGTTGTTCGGCTTTCTTTTGCTGTAGGGAAGACTCACCCCACATTACATTATATAGGCTCGATTGCTGGGCATTTAGTTGGTATTGATAATTCATGTTTGCCTGTTGCGCATTGGCATTACCACCATTTAACGAACCTAATTGACCGCCTGAATAAGTTGTACCTGTTGCCTGTCCTGAATATAACGAATTGTTATATTTGTTTTGTTGCATTACATTGTATAAATTAATATATGTATTTTCTTTCTCGTTCATAGTACCTTCCTTGCTTTGAATGACTTGTAATAAAAGTCATGAGTGTTTTGTGAATTAATGGGCATATCAATAGGCTTTAGTAATACAATAGGCTTTAGTAATACCTTGTTTATTGTTGAATGTGAAGCAAAATTACTGTATTCAATATCCATTCTATCAATATAGTAACAAAGGTTATTCAGCGACATTTGAGGGGAAGAATAGACCATTACTTTTTTCATAGATTTTCCAATCTCCTCTTGAATAATTCTCTCTTGATTTCTCTGTATTTTTCATCATTGTAAAGGAGTTTGTTTTCAATCTCTATTTTCATATTGGATTTTT